AACACCACTACTAGAACGAGTCTTCATCAACTGAATTTGATAACGTCCACGCTCACGCATAGCTCTGCTAGTAAAGATACCAAACACGTTGTCAGCTGTTTGAATCTTTGACAAACCACCTGAAATATGACTGTGATCGAATTCAACTTCTTCAACAGCGCCACGGTTCAACTGTGCCGCAGTCACGAAAACCGTGTTCTTTTCCATTGCCAAGTTACGCAATTCTTCTGATACATACTTGTCCTTAATAAACAAGTTTTCAGCACTAATCTTCTTACTAGTTGGCATCAACAAGTCCAAGTAGTCAACCAACAATACGTCGACCTTCTTGCCAATTTTAATCTCGTATTCCTTCAAATAGCTGCGGATATCGTTTGCAGTCTTACCTGATGGCATATACTTAACCTGGATACTACCAGACTTCTTACCAATCATTTTGACTTTCATTTCCACGTCGTCAATGTTCTTAAACACATCGCGACTTGGGATACCAGTAATCATTGAGTCAATACGCATTGACACAAGTTCTTCTGAAAGTTCGAATGTCAAGTAAACAACGTTTAATCCTAGCTGTGCAAAGTTAACACCCAAGTTTGCCAAGAACAATGATTTACCACCACCTGATCCTGCTGCAAAGATATTGAGCTCACCGCGGTTAAATCCACCAAACAGCATTTTGTCCAAGTTTTCCCAGCCAGTACTGACCTGTCCATTCTTGTCTTTAATCTTCATCAAACGTGCTCTTGGATCAGCAAAGTAGTCTGTACCCATGTCGCGAGTTAAGCCAACTTGAACAGCCTTCTTAATCATCTCTTCTACAGGACCATACTCACCCTTTTCCAACAAGTCAGCTGACTCGTTAATCGCTTTCTCAAGACCCTTGTGTCTAATAAATGTCTCGAAGTCATTCATTAACCAGTCGAAGTGTTCTTCACGTAAGTCTGCTGCTACTTTTAAGTTTGATCCAGTTGCAGCATTGATAATGTCTTCTGTAGGCATAACACTATGATCGTTTACATAAGTGTTAATAAACTCTGCGGGGATCTGTAACTTACGATCAAATAGCGTTGGATCAAAAATGCTTTGGCATCTTGAAAATGTTGCCGCATCTGCAAGCATCATTTCCAAGTATAACTTCTGGATATCGTAACCGTAATCTATGTTTTGCTTCATTCCATTCTCTTAATTAATTCTTCTCTGTACTCATCGTTCCATTGTACTTGAGTACTAGCTGATAAGCAAAGCTCAATGGCTTCTTTCATCATTAAATCGTCAGTATTTTTATCCACTGCTAACTCTAATAGTTGTTCAAATGCCGCACGTGGTAATCCTTGACCGTCTGGGCCACCATGTTTTGGAACTTTTAAGTTTCGTTGAACCATTTCTTTGCCCTTAATTGTATTTTGAGACTGTAAGACTCTTTTGCGTCTAGAATAAGCCAGAGTGTTGCTAGCTTGCCTAGTTTGACTGTTGCGTCATTTACGTCCTTAACACCCTCGGGCCAATCAGGCATACTGACTGACCACCCTAACTCAATTGCTTGCTCCACGCTCCGTGGACCTTCGTGATCCCTATCTGGGACGAATATGATTTCTTTACCCAGTTGTTTAAGCAACCAGGCTTGGCTGTCTTTTACTTCTGCTCCTAGCAATGCACAACCGTCAATACTTATAGCATCAAAGGGACCTTCTACAACGATTACGAACTCTTTGTCATGTGTTTGCTTGTCTAAGTTAAACACATATCCAGGCTGTTGTTCACTAATAAATTTAGGTTTTGCATCATTAGTTGCACGAGCTGTCCAACCAACAATAACCCCATCCTTATAGAAGGGGATAATGATGCGATTTTTAAACCCAGTCTTACTCGTCCAGTAATATGGATATGCGTATGGGTCTAGTCCACGGATATTACGCAAGTAGCAGAAGGCATTTATAAGTTGTTGGTCGGTATTTTCCCAGCCTTGGAGTTCAATCCAAGTACTCCATTCTTCCAAACTCTTTGCATCCATTGGCATTGCACGTTCGTCGAATTTCGGAACAATACTAACAGCTTGGCGATTACTTTCCTCACCATGTAGTCGTAATGCTTCCAAACTCAATTTGGAAATGGTGTCATCTGGGATATGAAGCATACGCATAAACTTACGCATCTTCTGACTTAACGTTCGTCCAGGTTGCCACGAGGTTTTAAACCCGCAGTTAAAGCAATGGTAGCTTACACCTTCGCCGGCGTTAATAATAAACCCACCACGTTGTCTTTTATCGCCACAGCATGGCGCATTAAAGCCAATCCAACCACTTGGTGTGGTTTTTCGCTTTGAGGGTAAATGTAGCAGTAATGTATCGGATATCAGGCCCATATAGACCTAATTATACTTTTTAATTACTGTAATGTCAAGATTTAACGGTTACCTTAGTAACACTGCCAAACGGTAATGTTGATTGAGAACCGAATTGCCAAACGTCTGGGTAAACCCAACTTACACGGAAATAATTATAATCTTCAACTAATAAATCAGCAAATGAAATGGTTGATGTAGTTGCAGTATTTCGAGTAACAGTGGCCAATTGTGGTGCATTAGTGAAAGAATTAACGCTGATAGTCATATCGCGTGTTGCTTCTACATAAATGGTTCCAATGAATGATTCAACATCAACTTCGATATCGAACGATGTTGTTGGTTCTGCCTCGTATGTTTTAGTTGGAATTGCAGGCGAGTGGTTAATAACATTACCCATATAATTAATTTCACCAGCAAAGTCTTTATATACTCTGTCGTCTTTGATCAATGGCATAGCACTGCCATCTAAATCCATTCTACCAACAGCCCCGAATTTACTATCAGTATACAAGATTACATCTGCACCGTTCTTAACACCAGTAACACTAAATTTTAATGATTGATCGTTTAACTCTGCCAAATCATCCTGTGGGATAACAACTGATGCTAGTCCCTTATGTGTATCCTGCGCCATTGGTGTAATAGTATATGGACTATTAGAAAGCTCGTTACCAGCCTGGTCCATTACGGTTAGTATCAAGCTACTAAAGCCAGACAAATCAATTCTCTTTTGATCGGCGTTTTGAATATCAAATTCAAGGGTATTATCAATACCATTATAGATCTTAACAGTTCTCTGATACACGATTGTGTTCTCCACAGTGAAGCCTGCCAAATTAGCTAGTAGTATGATACGATTCGGGTATAAATAACTTTGAATTTTTTGCATTGGGCAGAAACCTTTAATAGTATTTATGGCAAAATTAAGAGACAATATAGAGCAGAATCTCCCATTTATCAGTGTGATAAACTATGGTGAGGAGGAGTATGTCGGAATTATCATTAATCAGGATCAGTTTGTAACTAGTTTCTATGACTTGAACGCGATCAAGACCCCTGATGAGAAGACATTATTCCTAGAGATTGGGGAGATTTGGTGGTGGGAGTCTAATAGACAGTTCCCAATCAATATCTTCTGTAGGGACCAGATTGGACCATTCCACTATGCTATTAAGACGTTCAATAGCAAAGATACACGCATTATCTTAGGACCAGTTGTCAATTTAATGAACTTGACATTGAAGCGTGTAAAAAGGAAAAGCGTACAATTAGTACGCCGAGTTCGTTAACTAAATCCGTAACTAATCTCTTCACATATAAGGTTCATTTGAACCACAACTACATGTGCATAAGCAATGGCATGTGCCTTCTTGAAATAGTACTCGTCACCTTCCGGTTTCAACCATACTTCAGCCATTACTTCTTTCCAAGGTTTTCCTATTAAATGACGCTTTGCTGGGCGTATCATAGCTAACACTGCGGCAAGCTCATGAATACACTTGGGCTTCATTTGCCGTAAAATGTTTCCATGCCCGTTTACATGGAATAATAAATTAACAAAATCGTCCTGCTCTAACAAGTCCCATAGCGGTGCTGTTTCCATTAATTGCTTTAAATGTTCCCTGCTTTTAACTTTATCGTATACAGATACATTTAATAAGTCAATTTTAAAATAACCTCTATCCTCAGCTTCTTGGTATGACAAGGTGCTCATCCCTGTTATCGGATTGTACGGGATAGAAGTACAATACACACCAGTATTGTGCTTCTTAGAAGCATTAATAGACGCAGCTATGCATTTAACTTTCTCAAGTGCTTTTGCTCTATCAGCGAAGTCAATGTCAATATCAGGCATCTAGTTTCTTCCAATCATTCTTACCTTCGGTTGTATGACCAGTATAACGTTCACCAGTCTCCAAGTCAATGAGCAACCATTTCTCTGGTGCTTTAGTTTTAATTGTTAGTACTTTTGGTTCGTCTAATTCTTCAACAAAACGACCATCCATTAGTTTTCTCATAAGCTATACTCTTTTACTACTTCCCTGACTAATTCCACGTCAGCTGGTAGCCTTTTAAATTTTGCCAACCAAAATTGAACATCCATTACTGACCCAATTGCATTGAGTTGTTCATCGTTAAACTTCTTGAGCATTTCCTTACCAGAGCCACAATTAAGTACTAACCAAGGACTAATCTTACCATCCTTGATATCATATGTTGCTCTGCTTAGACTTGCATATCTAAAATAGTGATTCCATGCTGAATCATTTTTATCAGCCCATTCCATCATGCACTTAATACTTCTCTCTAGTGCTACTTCAGATTGCTCTTTCTTAATTAGATCAATCACATACTTGTCATAGAGATCTTCTCTACACCAATGGTCCAGTTTAACGCCACTCCTGACTACATAATCGATGAAGCGATCTGGATAAAGGGGATTAACATTACTAACAAAGCTGCCAAACTTGATGAATGCGTTGTAATAAGGGCTCTTAGCGAACTCCTCGTATGTCTTGTCATGTTTTGCATTTTGGGTTGTCCTATAAAAACGATTGTAAGTATCAAAGCCAAGAACAACGTGGCGATCAGTCTTTGCTAATGCTCTACGTTTTTGTTCGCAGACATGTACAGCTAAAGTCTTCTCTTTAGTGAATTTATGTCCGCAATATTGGCAAGTATAACTTTCAGCCATTAGATTCATTTCAATCTTTTCTTAATTGTTGCCTTATCTAAGCCATGGTCAATGGCCAGTTCCAAAACTTCATCATCAGTTGACATTTTAGCTAATAGCTCAATCTCGTCAAACTTTTTAGTTGGGTACAGTTCTTCAAGTATCTTGGCACGTTTATTAGTGGTGTCGCTACCAACTTTCTTTGGACCAATCCATTCATGGAAGAACACTGATGCACCATCATAACTGCACAGACACAGGAGCAACCACAATAACTGTGGATGCTTCTGCAACGCATTCCAATTCTTGTTGTAATACTCGTTTACAGCCAATACAAAATGCTGTTGTGCTTCCTTATTTGGAGTCTTTGCACTACTAATGTATCGGTTAAGAATGTAGAATTCCTTAGTTAAGACCTTTTGTTGATCAGCATCAAGTGCATCCCAAAGCTCACGGACGTTCTGATCAACAGCTTGGATCTTTTCTTTAAGTTCTATTTTTTCACTCATATTTTTCTTTACAAAGTTTATAGAGTAGTATAGCACGTTCCAACGCTGACTGTAAAGCCGGATTGGTCTTTGCTGTTATTTCCACATCATGCCAGTTTACTGGTTCAGTTAAAGGGTAATCAATACCCACTACTGTTCGGGTTGATGATCCAGATTCTCTAGCATATACAACTGGACCAACTCGTTCATAAATGTAGACAGTGCCTTCCTTAAGTTTGCCCATTATTGTTGCTCCTTGGGTACTAGTCTAATGTCAAATGCCATTACTGTGCGTGTACCAGTGCCGTGCCAAGGATAAACTGTATGTGGTAAATGGCTCGGGAATAGAATAACGGTACCAGGTGTTGGTGCGTATTTCCAAGTATCATTCATGATAAACTTAGTCACATCACGTGTCTCTGGTAATCTAAATGCAATGTGTCCATCGCTTGGTTCACTATTAGCAGCAAACTCTGGTGCAGTAATATAAATGTTACCACTCAAGTTACCACCAGGGTGCGTGTGTAGTTCTTGGTATTGCCCATCCGTTTGCTGGATAGTCCAAACACTTGTCACCACTGGTTTACAGAGCTTCAATTCTTCTGTACCAGATTGTTGTGAGATAATTTCCATGTAGCCGTTGGCAATGGACTCTAACCACTTCACAAGCCAACCCACATCAATGTTTAATTCATTTGGGTATACTTGTATTTGTTGTCCACCACGGATACTAATGAACGGATTCATACTATCATTTAGTTCTGGATGGCTATGTAGCTCTTGCGCCAGGCTATAAATTTTGCTGTACTCAACAGGTGGTACTGTATCAATAGCTAGCACAGTTGGTTGAAAATATGCAATCTTTAAACTCATAATATCTTGTCCAAATGAATGATTTCACTTTGTCTACTAATCTCTTTAACAAAGTATGCACAGTTTGGTTTATCACCAAAACGTGTCGGAGTAGCTAGTAGTTGTCCATTCTTCATTTTAGGAAAGTACCACTTAACGTCATTATAGAAATTTACGATCTCAATCTTTTTAAATTCAACTCTAAAGCTGCTTAATGGGTTAAAGATTAATGCTTCAAAACCTCTATCGTTTAAACTTGTTAATGGTAAAATCTCAATATCACAAGCACTGCTACTGTCACCTACTGCAATTGACCAATCAATTGGCATTGCAACTTCGTCTTCACCAATGCGTAATACCATTGCTGGTGCATTGAAACTTTCCAAGAAGATTAATGGCATGAATAAGAAATCTGGGTCAGTTGGATTACTATTATCCAATACCGCAAATCTAGTATTCTCGTCCACTTCATCTGGTAAGTTGTTTAACGAAAATGTTTGATTATCTAATGTTAATATCTGCATGGGTCCTATTTTTGCCAATCCACTTTATCAATTGTAAATGGATATTTGGCTTCCTTGTAAAACTTTTTTCTCGCCGTCAAATGGCGTTTAGCGAATTTACAGGTTGACGTGACGTCCCAGATTTGAACAAAGTCTTTATCTTTCGCCTTACGGATACCTCGGCCTATTGACTGAATAACCCGTACAAACGATTTCCCAGGCTCAAGAAGAACCAGGTTAAAGATACGAGGTATATTAATACCAACAGCCGCGACACCAAAGGTAGCGACGATAATTTTATTATCACTTGTTTTAACTTCATCATATTCTGCCTTTCTGTCAGTTGTCTTTACTGCACCTGAAATAAACACTGAGCCTTCTAATACGCTTTCTAAATACTTGCCTGTGTCGATCCTGTTAACTAGGACCAGAGTGTTGCCTGTTTGTGAAATTTTTGTAATCAAATCACTGAGATATTTCATCCTGTCTTTGTCAGTAACAAGATACTTTAGTTCATCAGAGTAAGTCTTAAACTCTGGTAAATCTAAAAGTTGCACAATGCTTACATGACATTGTGATAGCACACCCTTTGTTTGCAACTCGTGTGCGCTAATACCACCAATAACTGGACCTAAGCTACAGAAGATACGTGCTGACTCATGTTCTTCTTTAGGTATTGTACCAGTTAAACCCCAACGGATTGGTGCATTGGATAGGTTTTGTGTGAGCAAGTTCTTAAGAACATCTGCCTTAGCCATGTGAACTTCGTCAACAATAACTGTTTGAACGCCATCGAGGAATTCAGCAAGTGTTAGTATTTCATGCTCACTGGCTTTAGATTTCTTATCTAGAATGTTAAGACTTTGCCAAGTACAAATAGTATGTGTCTTGTTTAAGTCTTTGCGATCGCCGTAATAAACACCGACGTCGAGCCCAACGTTCACAAAGTCTTCTTCAGTTTGTTCAACTAGTGACTTATTAGGAACAATTACAATAGTTCTACCATATGGTTCACACTTGTGGCACATAGTGGCAGTTGTAATGGTTTTACCTGCACCAGTTGCCAACTCTTGCAATGCTTGTGGATTTTCCAAGAATAAATTAATCGCAGTAACTTGGTAATCACGAAGCATGATTGGTTCACCCTCTTGTGGGTGACCCTTTGGCCATACTTTTCCTTGATCCGCCCAATAACGCTCACCGACCTTCTCAAACTTGAGGTCAATAGGAATACGCTGGTCTTCAACATCGTCAATGTCGATTCCCATACTAGCTAGTACTTCAAGTATCTTCTCAAGTTGGCTTAGGTAACCATTGCCACCTAAACCAAACAAGCTAATACTACCATCCCAACGTCCAAGTTTATATGCAGGGCGATAACGTGCTGTAGGATCTTCGTACTTAAATGTAGCCGCAAGTTTCTTGCGAGCATCTAACGGTAAGTTCTCTAACTTTATGTTTACTTCGTCTTTAATTACTAATCTTACAACCATTTCTCTGTATTCTCAACCATTGGTGGCAACTCAGAATATGTAATTACTAAGTCGCAACAGCTAGCGTACACTGCTGTTTTGCTATTTCTCAATTGCGAGTCTATGCTCAATACGCTCATAGGCTTCCAATTGGTACTAAGAAGAAACTTTGGAATCTTCCCGCTTTGAACTCCAACAACTTGTGTGTCAGGTCCCAAGTACTGATTATACTGCTTTTTTGCTACTAATTCATTAAATTTGGTGCCATTGTCTACATTTTGTAATCTAAAATAGATGCCAATATTGTGTAAATCGTGGCTATCAAAAATCTCTGATAGTTCAGAAAGGATTGCATGTGACTTAGTGTGCTCAAAACTATCAAACACTACCAATAATGGTAAACGTTTCAAGTCAATCAACGAGCTGACAATTTCACCAAGGCTGCGATCTTTCTTGTTAATCCAAACTTTAGACTTACCACGTGTAGCTATTTCCCGTGTAAGAGTTCCATCTTGTTCCAAAACATTGCCAGGGAAGTATCTGTAGCGTACACTCCTATCGTGGATAATGTTTTGATCAATGGGTGTAGATACTCCCAAGTCGGCTGTGATATTTTTTAGGAAGTTTTGATTGCTCATGTTAGTAAGCAAAAACTGATTCCTAACTTTATCTTCATCCCACTCTTTAATAGTATCATAATATGCAAGTACGTTGGTATCTATATCAAAATCCAATGGACGCAACATATCAACTAGCGTAACAATATTGCGCTCTGTTAATTCTGCATGATACAGTTTACCGTTAACACCTTGTACAAGATTCTCAATGTCTTTATTTGCTTGTGTCAAAACTTTCCTAACATTGGCTGAGAATGTAAACTCAATAGTGAGCATTGGCGCAGTATCGCTATCGCCCTCAATATAAAGTTTTTTAATTTGCTCAATCATTCTAAAAGGTTTTGACCATGATGGGTTCTTGACCGTGTCAGCAATTTCTTCTGACATGTCGCCAAATAGGTGATGTGTTTCTTTTAAGACTTTAAGTAAAAGTCTAGACTGATTCTCTGTAATAAACAAGTTGCTCGATACAGAGTTAGCTAGACTTTTTAATACATTTGACTCGCGTGGTGGAACAATTGCATTAAGTTCATAGCTCTTATTTGCGGCTATGTTCAATAAAATTTTGTCAGTGTACGTCATGTATATAGTATACACTGACTATATTATTTGTCAAGAGTTAAACGTTCAATATCTTCTTCAATACATTTTTCACCGTATTGAATCTCAACAATCTTACACGGTACATCATATGGATTAACCAATTGATGCCATTCACCAACTGGAATATGCAAGTGCATGTGTTCACTTAACAGTGTTGATGGGAGATTATATCCACTATCCATCCTTGAATGAACAATACACGCACCATGTGATACATGCCAATATTCTGCACGATGGCCATGCTTTTGCATACTCAAACTCTTACCAGGTTCAACCGTAAGTTCTTTGACTTTTGTGCCAGTAACATCGTGTAATACCCTGTAGTAACCCCATTGACGTTCAGTCTTTGGTGCTTTCCACTCTTGTAGGATCCAACTTGAACTATTGGCTTTGTTTTCGCCACCAACACCAAACTCAAAAGTTAGATGTAGCATTTCGTTCAAAAGATCCATTTCTGGAATATTCTTTGCTGTGCGATCACCACCATTGGCAAAGATAATTTCAGCGTCTTGGTAAATTGCTCTGACTTTACGTATAGCATCTTTTGCGCTACCGTCTGAGTCATCAAAGTTAATCACTCTATCCACGGAATGTAGTTCACTAATAATACTTGCACGTTCAGACCAAGGCATAAATTCTTGCCCTTTCTTTCGTCTTAGCCATTCGTCGGAATTTGCGCCAACGACTAGTATGTCACCCAACTCCCTAGCTGCTTTAATGTAGGATATATGCCCAGAATGAATTGGGTCAAATCCACCAGTAACTAACACAACTTTTTTCATATCGATGCATCTTCCATTCCTGCAACACGCAGTTTAACAATGTTTGTGATTTGCCATTGCTTTTGATCAAGGGCCTTTGTAATACCTAACCATTTGTTTCGGAGTAAAGCAAACTCATTGATAATCTTTTCAAAATCAATTACGTCTGCTTCACCCTCAACAAACTTTTCACAATCACGACTACTGAGGGCACGTTGGTAGTTTTCTAAATACTTCCTAAAATGCTGACTCCTTAGTCGTCGAAGTTCAATGTTAAGGTACTCTAATATCGCTTCAATTTCTTGAAGTTGCCCATATCTATTCTCGACAATACCTGGCATTGCTGCCGCGGCTTTTTCGACATTCCCACGCAGCTTAACTTCTTCCTTAGCCTCGTTTAACTCAGCCTTAAAGTGTTCCACTGCATCTGGAATGTATGATATGTCTTTCGCTACTTTAGAGTACCAGCCCATTAGAAGTCCAATTCCTTATAGTCGTCGTCTTCGTCTTCAACTTCGTCTTCAAGGTAATATTCGATAGCTTGATCAAGAGTGCTGTCGACGCCAGTAGCATTTTGTAAAACCCTATCACTAACGCCGTAATCTGCCAACAAGTCAACAAATCTTTCAGCAGCAACTTCTACTTGCTTCTTATCAATGTAATCAGCAAACAATAACCAAATATCACCAATTTGTGTTTCATTCAACATTTTCGTTTTCTTCCTCTTGAGATACAGCAACAGTTGACTTTTTACCTGCATTAGCAGAGAAGTCAAGCATGATCTTATCTAAAGAACCTTCCTCATTACGTTCCCACGCCTTACGGAATTGTTTGATAATCTCACCGTCACTTGTAACGTATTTAAGGCTATTACCATCTTTTTGCAACAGACCCTCGGCTTCCATCATATCAACGATACCAGAGTATGGGTTCATACCTGTCTCGTATGGAATCTTGATCTCTACACTTTCAAATGGTTTTGCATAACGAGTCTTCATAATCTTACAAGCTGCACGAATACCGTTAACACTTGATGTCTTATCACCATTCTCGTCTTCCTTCAACTTCAACTTACGCATAGCAACAACAATAGAGCTTGCATAGATAAAGCCTTGGCCACCAGAGATTTTATCATCTGGGTCAAACATGTCCTGTGATGCGTATGTGTGGTTTGTACACACCATACCGACGTTGTATGAACCAAACATGTTAACACAGTTACGAACAAGTGATGTGAGTGCTTTAGGCTTACGACCCATGTCACCCTTCATGTTACCTGCTTCAAACTGATCAACGTCTGTTGGAGTCAACAACATACCTAAGCTGTCAATGACAAATAATACCTTTGGCTTCTCAGCCATAGCTTTATACTCTTTCATGAACTCACTGATGGTTTTTGCAACGTCATCAATCATTGCCATGTTTAATTTTAAGAGTTTATCTTCACTTGTGTCAACACCCAATGCGTGTAACCAAGCTTCGTCCAAAGCGTTTTCGCTATCAACTAGGATAACGTAGATGCCTTGTTCTTGGGCATTGCGTACTAGGTTACCAGAGCAAATAAAAGATTTACCTGCACCAGATTCACCTGCGAACACAGTTACCTTACCTAGTGGAATACCTTTATGGAAGTCTCCACTGATACGATAATTGAGCGCATAGTTACCTGTACTAACCCAATCCGTTGGATCGTTAAATCCAACACCTAACCCTTCAATGCTCTTGGTTAGGGTTTTTCTAAACTTTGATAAGTCGAATGCTTTAGTTGCCATTAGTTGTCGATCTCCATGTTGTTGTATTCTTTGATGATATCTAATAGCTCAGATTCAGTATTACACATCACCTTTGCAGTTTTCCAATCATCCTTTTTGTCCTTACCACCAACTTCGACCATCCAACCATTGTCGTAACGATAGACAGTGATAGATTCGTTTACCTTTGATAATTTAGATAATTTACTCATAGTTATTCTCCTAAAATAATAACCTGGGCACTAGGCCCAGGTTATGTGCTTTACTTCTGACGGTTACGAATCATTGCCAAGATGTCTTGGGCACGTGAGTCACCACCTGTAGATGCTGGTGCTGATTCAGCAACTGGTGCTGGAGCAGCCTTAGCAACTGGTGCTGGCTCGTCATCATAATCATCGTTAGATGTAGTTACTGCTGGTGCAGCTTTAGGAGTTGCTTTAACAGGATCGCCAGTGTTTTGGCCCATGCCTGCTGGTTTGAAGTATTGACCCCAACGTTCCATGTCATATGGTTCGCCGTCAACAGATGCTTCAAACATTTCTTTCATGACCTTCAATTCAACTTCACTTGGCTTCTTAGGTAAGAAGTCTGACAAGTTGTAGAGACCATGTTGCTTAATAGCGTCTTGTTCGCTATCGCTTAATGGACGGTTACGGCGTGACCAGGTTGATGTACCATAGTCAGCATAGCCACCCTTGCTACCTTTCTTCAAACGGAAATCAAGTCCGTTAACAAAGTCAGTTGGTAGATCTTCTAATTCTGGATCAACCAATGCGCCACGGATGATTTGGAAAATCTGTGGACCAATGATGAATCTGCGAATTGGATTCTCTGGTGTATTTTCTTCCTTAAGACCATCTTCTGTTACAAAGCCTTGGAAAATGTATGAACGCTTTTTCCAATACTTACGACCCATGTCTTCAAGAGCAGGATCTTTGAACCAGCCACGTACTTCTGCCAAGATTGGGCAAGATTCTCCATACATTTCCATGCATGGTACTTGTACTGTAATTGGTTTGGATTCTGACTCACCTTTGATACCAGCAAATGGCAATTTAATCATTGCACGTTCTGCCCAGAAAAAAGTGTTGTCTTGATTACCGTCGGGTAAGAAGCGAAGTACGGATTCACCGCCTTCTTTTAGATTCCAGAAAGCGTAAATTGAATTGTCGCCACCGGATTGTTTGTTGTTGTCTGAACCACGTTGTTCAGAAGCCTTAAGTTTTGCTCTAATTTCAGCCAAAGTTGCCATAATAATT